GCCGCCCATGTTGTAGGCGCGGTGGACTTCGGTGACGGAAACTGTCCTTGCTCTGGCGGGCCAGTTTTCGGTGCCTGTAACGTCGAGGATGTGACTGATCCGTGCCGCCTGAGCGTCCACACTTTCCCTAGCGGCAACAGCTTCGCCGAGTTCGGCGATTATTCGCCGGTAGACTTCGTCAGGTGTGCGGAGCATAAGGTTGCGCGTCCGTGCAAGCTGGTCTTGAAGAATAGAGTCACTTACGTCGAATGGCAGATCGACTCCCAGCTGCTTGCCGGCCTCAATCCACCCAGTGCGTGCGATCTGCTCCAGGCCGGACATAAGCCGATCGACTTGACGTTCCCAGCTGGGAACGGTGGACCAGATCGCTGTCGGGTCTGGACTCAGGCCGAAGCGGATGAAGGGTGCAAGGACTGCGGCTGTGGCGGTCGCCAGCCAGGCGGTATACATGGACAGCACTAGCGCCGCAATGGATGCCTCAAATGCCGCTAGAGCCAATGCACCAGAAGGTGCTGGCTCTTCGGGGATCGGTGGCTGCGACGGCTGTGTCATCGGTTCGATTCTTGAAGCATGGCGGCCAGCAGAGTGGGACTGTGCTCAATCCTGTTGGTTAGCAAGCCTTTTGCGTAAGAGTGGAGAACGGGCTGCAATGTATTACGCGGAGCGTGTACGCCGGCAAAGTAGTAGTCCCACTGATCCCACGCACCAGCCAGAAGAGTTTCCGCATGGGCCGGTGAACCCACCAGGATTTTGGTGTGCAACAGGTGAGGAGGTGTGGCACCAAAGACCCCACGGTGAGTGGGGGTCAGAAGACGTTTGCCTGCCAGTTCCAGAGCACGAACCACAAGCCCGTTCGCGGCAACCGATACAGCGCTCGGCGGAGGAGCGGCGGATGCTATCAGCTGCCCCTGCCCGCTATCGGTTTCGGCCGGTTGAATCGGTTGCTGTCCGGCCGCAGGTTCTGTAGGGACACGCCCCGGCACCGGCGGTGGCGGTGGTCCGACATCAGTAAGGCCAGGCACGGATGTGTCGACGTCGATGCCGATTTCTTCGCGCAGTGCAGCGATCGCGAAAAGGGTGGGATCCCTGAGAATGACCTCTTTGATGAAGCGGGAGCCGATCTCTTCTTCACTTGGCGCATCGGCGTCGGTGTAGCCGCCTTCACGGCGCACTGTTTCCGCGGACACGACGGGCGGGTTGGCGTTGTACAAATTCAAAGCATCGGCTAGCTTGTTCGCCGAGTTCGCCAAAGGGGCCGTGTCATACCAGTACGTGTAACGCTTCGGGTCCTTGCCCAAAGCTTTCAGAGCTGGGATCAGGTAGGCGATGGTCAGTGCGTCGACGATGCGGTTGAACAGAGGCTGCATCGTTTTGACAATGAACTCTTCACCAGCCCACCAAATCGACCAGTGGTTCATTTCCTGTCCGCCGAGCTGAATTTCCACGGGCACGTTGATGCCGATGGCAAGTTTTTGCTGCTGTTCACGGCGAAGCTCGATAGCCTGGTCAGATAGCGGCGAGTCGAATCGGATCGGTTGTACACCCGACATCGCTGTCAGCTCGGCCAAAGGCATCTGCCACAGGATCGGGGCGACCTGCGCGGCGGTGCCTTTACCCTCCAAATTGGAGGTGATCACCTCAAATAGTTGCTGGTAGATGTCGTCGGTGGCTACGGCCTGATTGTCGCCTTTAGGTACAGCCAAAGTGGAGGGGACAGGTAGGATGGTGGCGTTGGCAATGCGTGAGTTCATCTGCGCGCGGATGAACATTTGCATCTGTTCCATCTCGTACAACAACCCCAGCAGCGCACGCACAGGCGAATCTGCTAGATAGGCACGGCGTGGATGCGGGGTCCAAGTGCGGATGACAATGTCACGGCCCGGGTTGAGTTCTTCACGTTGCGCCCGGCCCATGTTGACATACACGACGTCACCGTTTTTGCGTACCTCCCCCGGTGCGGCAACCCACCACTGATCAGACAAACCGTTGCGGCCCAACGCTTTGCCGATGATGAAACACTCCCCGGCAACAGTCAACGACTCGGCGATGCCACGAAGCATTTCCGCCTTGTTCGCTGGCCCGCCGAACAAGGTTTCAGCCAGCGCCCCGATTTCAGCATCGTCGTCGACTTCTCCTTGGCGGACACCGTTTTCATCAACTTCCGCAACCAGGATCCGGATCATCGACGCGGCAGCACCGATGTAATCGACAGCATTATGTAGCTGGGGGTTCGTGTCGTAAAAATCCCAGGCCTGCCGCTGCCAGGCTTCGTCGGTGAACCGGTATCCGCGCCATGCCTCTTCGGACAGGCCCATGCGTACTGCGGAGGCGATGAGGCTGCCGGTTTCCGGTTCGGGTAGCGGGGCAGCCTTCTTGGCTTTAAATACCGCCATCGACGCCTTCCTTATCTAGGACCCATGAGGCGCCATAGGCGACGGCGAATGTGGTGATGGGCAGCAGTGCCACGGTGTGCCATCCCAGCCACCCGGCGAAACAGGCCAAGGTATGGACGTACAGGCAGATGAGGCCGGAGATCCAAAACCCGGAACACCAATAGCAGCGGATGATCTTGCCCGGCCATGAATGCTCCCCGAACGCGCTGATCACCCAACGGCGAAAAGGGGCAGCGATGTCGTCGTAAAACAGCACGCGTGTCGCCCTGGCCGAAGCCAGCACCAAGACGACAAAGGCGAGCAAGTAGATCACATTGACTAAGTTAGCATCCTAGGGCGCAGGTTCCTACCAGGCGTTCATCCCCAAGGACGGCATCGGGTAGTTCGCCGGCGACAAGATCTTGGAGCGGCGTTTCTCCCCGTCGATCAGATGCCGGCAGGCGTGGACCAAAGCGTCAAGCCGGTCTGGGGAAACCTTCGACGTGATCGGGTCGAACCCGAGCATCTGCGCTTCCAGCTTCTCGAAGGTGCCGATGTGATGCACCCGGCCCTGGCTGTATCTCATGGCGACTGGTTCGGCCCTCAGCTTCTTACCCACGGTGGAGAAGGCGGGGACCAGCGGCGGTTCCATGATGTCCATCGAGAAGACGCCGCAGCGCTGCAGCTCCTTGAACGCATCAAGGAACACCTCATGCATCCACGCCTTGCCCAGGTTGCTTTCATAAACAAGGGTGTCGCACTGGTAGCGTTCGAACACCCGCCATGCGTGCAGCGCAGCATCACGCCCAGCCAGGCGAGTGGTTTCATCAGCGACCACATACATGTGATCTTCAGCGTCGCGGCACACCACCACCACACCCATCTCGTCACCGTCATCCCCGCCGGTCAAACCCGGGTCCACGCCCACAGTGCGGTGAGCAACCTGGGTGGGACCGATCGGCACCCGGTTGCTGTGGATGGCCATGTATGAGAACAGCATGCCTTCCAAGCTGTCCAGCATTTCGCCATACAGCTCTTGGCGACCTAGCGCTGTGCCTTCATACATTTTCTTGGCTTCGATCAGGAACGCCTCGGACAAGTTGTCGGCGTTGTCGAAGGTCGACCCGCGGGCCATGGACACGGTGCCGTCCTGCTGCGCCAGCCAGTACTGCAGCAGCGGAATCGGCTTGGGGGTGGTGGTGACAAAGGCTCGCGGCTTGTCACCGGGCAGGTCAGCTCGCAGTGCCGGGAAGATACCTTCCTTCCACACGGCCATGGGGTCTTCCCATTTGACGGGTTCGTCGAGCCAGGCGTCGGCGAGGTTGAAGCCTCGGGGTGCGTCGGGATCCGCACCAGTGAAGTGGATCTTCGCGCCGGTTTCCATCAACGTGATGTGCGGTTTGGGGGATTTGGTGTAATGGAATTTGTTGACCATGTCCCCGCGGTAGTGGTCTTTGACCTCCTCGAACCCGCGGCGGTGCAGGACACGTAGCACACCTGAGGCGCCTTCGATGCACACGATGCGGGTGTCGGACAGGTTGTAGGCCACCACCAGCCGCTCAGCGGGGAACCCGGAAGAGTCGTAGGGGAAGTCGATGCTGCGCTGCACCAGCCACTCCGCGCCGGAACGTGTCTTGCCG